GAAAAAAAGTTAGAGACACATCAGATTCAATAATAATAAAAATTAAGGCAACAAAAACATTAAGTGATTTAAAAAAATTATTTAACGATGCAACTATTAAAGATGGTAAGGTTACCACACCAAATACTATGGATAGTATGCCAGTTTCAACCATTGAAGAATATGAGAGGTAACTATGGCTGGACTAAGTGTTGTAACTGCACCAACTTCTGAACCAATCACAAGATCAGAAGCAAAAGACTTTTTACGAGTTGACACATCAGATGATGATACACTTATAGATGTATTGATTGAAACAGCACGACAATTTTGTGAAGAATATATAGGAAGGACTCTTATAAATACTACATACAAACTTTCATTGGATGGATTTATTGAAGATCAAGTTCCAATCAAAGAAGGTTTGTATCAAGCACCATATATGAGTTTTTACAAACGATTCATACCACTTGCACGACCACCATTGGTATCTGTAACCTCCCTTAAAACATTTACTGATGATGACACCGAATCAACTTTTGCGTCTTCAAAATATTTTGTGGACACTCAAAGAGAACCAGGAAGAATTGTTTTACGAGATGGTGAAACATTTCCAACAAGTTTGCGAGTCGCTAATGCAGTTGAGATTACTTATGTGGGTGGATATGGATCATCTGCGAACAATGTTCCATCACCAATCAAAGTAGGTATGAGAGAACATATCACATATTTATATGAACACAGGGGAGATGTAGAACCGAATCTAGCAAATTTCCCTTTAGTAGCAAAGCAATTATACCAACCATATAGAGTTTTGAGTTTTTCAAATAATCCATTTTCTAATTCTGGAGGATACTAAATGCCTGTCGGTAAAATGCGACACAGGATTAATATTCAAACAATTACCAGAGTGGCTGACAGTTTGGGAGGCAATGCTAGTTCATACTCAACAACAGTACAAGTATGGGGTATGGTAGAACCCCTTGTTGGAAATGAACGAGTTGAGGGAGGGCAAATAGAATCAAGACAAAGATATAAATTTACTTTGCGATACAATTCAAATTTGACAGTTGACGACAGACTCAATTATGATTCTAAAAACTTTAGAATATTGTCTATTCAAAAAAAGTTTGAGATAGACAAATATCAAGTTGTTATCGCAGAAGAAGGTGTAGCAACCTAATGAGTGTAAAGGTAAAAGTCATAGACAAGAATCCCAAAGCATTTGATAAATATTCAAAGTCTTTTCAGATTCAACTTAAAAGAACTCTAGGTAAAGCTGGTATGATGGTAAGAAATACAGCTGTACAATCCATTCTTTCAGGCGGCAAATCAGGTAAAGTATATGAAAAATATAATCCTAGAAGAACACATAGATCAAGTGGTGAGGGTCAAGCACCAGCATCAGATACAGGATTTTTAGCAAGTAACATTGTCCTTAGTAAAATTAATGAACAAGAAATGTCTATTGAAGTGGAGTCAAGAGCAGAATATTCACAATTCTTAGAGTTTGGCACACAAAACATGAAAGCAAGACCTTTTATGTTTCCAGCATTAGAAGAAAATAAACCAAAAATAAGAAGGATGTTTAAACAAACAAGAGGAAAAGCAAAATGAGTTTGCATTCTAAAAATTTACAAATTGCAATATTTAATACTTTATCAAATGACAGCACATTAGATTCATTGGTTGGCAATAATAGAATATATGATGAAGTGCCACAAGGTTCAGATTATCCTTATGTTGAAATTGGTGATGAGACAACCATAGATGCTGGAACAAAAGATAAGGATGCACAAGAATTTACACAGACTATTCACATCTGGAGTAGGTATAGAGGAAGCAAAGAAACAAAAGAAATTGCTGAGAGAATCTATACTTTATTGCATAATGTTGATATAAGTGTAAGTGGGGCATCATTTGTTGATAGTCGTAATGAATTTTTTACGATATTATTAGATGATGATGGTTTGACACGACATGGGATTATGAGATTTCGCATGGTAGTGTTTGATAATTAACTTTTAAAAAAGGAGAAAAATATGGCGGCTCAAAAAGGTTCAGCACTTCTTATGAAAATAGGTGATGGTGGTTCACCAGAATCATTTACAACTATTGGTGGAATGCGATCAACAAGTCTTTCTATGAATGATGAAATGGTGGATATAACAAATAAAGATTCATCAAGAGCAAGAACTTTACTTGCACAGGGTGGAACTAATTCTATGACTGTTGCAGGAAGTGGTGTATTTACAGACTCGGCATCAGAAACAACCCTTAGAAGCAAATTTGATGAAAGTGGATTAACTAATTACCAATTTTTAGTTCCTGACTTTGGAACATTTACTGGTAATTTTAGACTTATGACTTTAGAATATGCTGGTGAATTCAATGGTGAGGTAACTTATTCTTTTACATTTGAATCATCTGGTGCAATATCATTTGCTACTGTGTAGGTGATTATGACTTGGGCAAGTTTTTTAGTTACACATAAAAGTAAAAAAGCAGAAGGCTGGGTTGATACAGACCAACTTACTTTTGATGTGCCTTATGATTTAGGTATCAAAGTAGGTGATGTATTTGAAGCTGATGGCGTAAAATATAAAGCATTATCTGTAACAGATGTTGGAGATAGAAAAGAAAACCTTTTAATTCAAGGAGAAGAAAATGGTAAATCCCAAAAGGGGGGAACTTCAGTTAACACTGGGGAAGGAAGTTCTGACAGCTAGATTGAGTATAGATGCGATTATTCGTATTGAACAATCGGTTGGAGGTTCTGTTGTGCAGTTAGCACAAAGATTAAGTGAAGGTAAAGCGACAGTGCTAGAAGTTGTAAGCGTATTAGCACCAGCAATAAAAGGTGGTGGGAACAAGTTTACAGACAAAGAACTTCGTCAAAAAGTTTGGGATGCTGGACTGATTGATGGAATGAGATGTGCTGGTGAAGTATTAACAGTTGCTTTAGCAAGTGGTATAGAAGATGAGGGAAACGAACAAGCAGAGGAGAAAGCACAGACATAGATTGGCGAAGATTAATGGAGATTGGATTAGGAATTATTGGTTTGACTCCAGAAACTTTTTGGAATATGTCTATTTACGAGTTCTACTCTGCCTTGGAAGGTTTTAAAGAGTTCAACACCGACCAATCTAAAAAACCACTTACAAAAGCACAACTAGAGGATTTAATGGAAAGGTATCCTGACTAAATGGCAAAAACTACTGTAGATACTCTTTTAGTAAAGATTCAGGCTGATACCAAACAGTTAGTCCAAGAACTTGAAAGATTAAAATCTAAAACTGACAAAAGTACCAATAAGATGGCTAAATCTTTTGATAAGGTTGGTCAGGCAACATCAAAATTAAGAAAACTAATAATAGGTGTTGGTTCAGTCATTGCTACTGCATTTGTTGTCAAAAAAATTGCTAATGTATCAGCAGAATTTCAAGATTTAGGATTGACATTACAGACTGTATTCAAGGGTGCAGAACAAGGTAAAGCGGCTATTGATTTCATAAACGAATTCGCACAAAGAACACCATTTGACATTCAAACACTTACAAGATCATTTATACAACTTGGTGGTGCTGGTATAAGACCAACTGAAAAATTATTGACAACACTTGGCGATGCGGCAAGTGCGACAGTAAATAGATTTCAAACTTTTGAAGCATTAACAAGGATTGTAACAAGAGCAGTTGGTGGTGGTTTAGGTTTAGAAGAACTAGAGCAACTGGTAAGTGCTGGTATTCCTGTTTATAAAATTTTAAATGATGAATTAGGTGTAACTAGACAAGAAATATCTGAGTTGGGCCAGACTGCAGAAGGTGCAGAGAAAATAATGAATGCACTACTTACTGGACTGGATAAAGAATTTGGTGGTGGTATGGAAAGAGCCGCTAATAATCTATCTGTTGCTTTTTCTAATTTAGGTATTGCCGCAACAAATACAACAAAAGCAATGGGTGATGAGTTCAACAATTCACTTACAGAACTTACAAATCAATTATCAAGATTACTAAATAATTTAAAACCAGTAGCTGAAATGATAGGCACTGTTTTAGATTTTGGTATTAATATGTTAGCTAAAGCATTTGATGCTCTAAAC